CTGAGAAAAATCCATTTTAACTACATCAATTGGATTTTTCTCAGCATCTACTGGTTTACGTGTTTGAATAAACTCAGCCGAATTAATTTCTTCTTCAACAGGACCTTTAAGTGCTGTTTTAACCATTTCTTTAATTCGCTGTTTGTTTTCTTTATCCATAGTATTTTTAGCTAATTTCATAGCTCGCCCATACATTACTTTAGGAGCTTCAGCTCCGTATTTGTTAATAAAATCATCAGCCTTACTCTTATATTGAGAATAAAACTTATTGAAAAGTTCTATTTGTCTAGGACTAGCCATTATTCAGAAGCCTGACCACCTAACACTTGTGTTCTAACAAGCATAGTGATAGTATTACCAATCTGATTCATTAATTTTTCATCACCTAACTGCTTAGCAGAGGCATAAGCTTTTTGTAATGAATCTTGAATTGATTTAACAGTTGGATTAATATCCATACCTCCATCAGTTGGGGTCATAGTATCTGTAGGTTCAGCAGGTGGTTCTTCCATATTAAGATCAACGTCTACATCTTCTTGAGGAGCTACATCTTCTGGTTCTTCTTTTTTCTTTTTCTTAGCTTCATCAACTGATGATTTAACTAACTCTTTAATTTTTTCTCTAAGAGTAGATTCATGGATTGATTCTTTAGTTGTAAGAGGCTTACCAAAAGCCAACTTTTGCATATGGGTGAATTGATTATTCATTTTTAGTATAATATTTTGTTATAAATATTAAATTTTTCTTAAATTTTACCTTTTATTATGTAAATAGTCAGTAAGTATAGTACCTATGGCACCTATTTTTTGTCTAATTAAAATCCAATCATCTGTTGTTAACTTATGTTCTTTACCATAATATGATATAGCTAAAGTACCTATAAAGTCATCATTTAAATCTGATATAGCTATAATATAAAATGATTTAGTTTTATAGTTTTTTCCTAGTACTGGAAATAAACCACAGTCAATGGTATTGTTTTTACACTCAGGAATTGCTATTTCTCCATTTTTGTATAAAATAGAGAATACTTTAGGGAATAAAGATACTGGGATGTTCTGGAATGTTTCTTTTATTGAAGATGCTTTTTCAGTCACTCGTTCATAAAATATACTAAACTTTTTAATAGATTTACCTGTTGGGTAAAAATGTCCTCCATTATGGAATTGAGCAACACATATTCTATCACACTTTAATTCTTCTAATAAAATTTCTAACTGTTGATCTACTTTTTCATCAGTTGTGATGGATTCTCCTAAAACATCTATTTTAGATTTTCTATTGAGAAATTTAGTTTTGGCCCATTCTACCACAATAGGACCAATTATAGCTGTTATTAAAGCGATTAAAATAGTTAAAGTTGAACTAGTGAGTGTCATAATTATTTTTTCAAACTTTGTAAATATTTGATTGTTTCTTCCTTACTTTCCAACAACTTCTTCTTACTAGAACCAACCCAACGCTCTACATCACCATTTTCAGTAATGAATGACTCATTTGAATTATTTACAATTTCATCAATCCAAACATTATAATCTTGAATTAGACTATCAACATCTGAATTAATAATATTTTTCTCATATTCTTCCCATAAACCATGTTTACGGATATCAGTTTCGAAATCTACCTGACAATTAAAACATCTTTTATATTGAATGTAGAATAACTTATCATTTTTATTCTTCATCAATTGATCACAACAAGGACAAAATAATGGAAGAGTTACCTCTTTTTTAGCTTTGTCTAATTTAGTAACGTTTTGTTTTATTCCGTTCTTAATAGTCCATGTACGACCATTTTCTTCCCACACATCTCCTTCATCATGAGTTTCTTGTTTTTTACTATAACCTACACCAGCAGTAGATCTTTCACTTTGTTTACCTGTTACCAGATTACGTAAACGTTGAACATCAGCTGATTTAAAATCTTTTTTTAACATAACTGTTATTTATTGAATATTTTAGAGAATTGTTCTTTAATAGCTTGACGAATTGTATTTTCATCAAGTTTATCAGTTTTTTCTAATGTATAATCTTTACTTGATATAACTTTAGCATCTTCAGCATTTTTCAAAATCTTTTCTAAATCTGATTTATCTGATAATGGAAATTTTAAAGTATTAGCATCAACTACTTTAGGTTTAATTTGGGTTTTAGTTTTTTCTTTTAAATAATCTTGTACTAAAGACAAGTTTTTAGGAGATTTGATAGGAAAAACAAACATTTCTTTTCCGTCATTATCTTTTTTAGAGATAAATTTATCCTTACCTCTTTCAAATGTCTTACCAGTAGCAGTTTCTATTTCTTTATATAATTTAACGCCATTTTCATCATAAATCTTTTTATTGTTTTTAGCTTGAGTTGGATTAGTTGGTTTATCACCAAATACTTTTTTCTCAAAGTCTAATAACTCTTTAGATTTAGATGTGTAAATACCTCCAAGATACTTAGGGTCTTTTAAAATGGCAAGAACTTTTTCAGAAGTTAGGTCATTCATAGTAGTTAAGGTTAATTCTTGTTCTACCTTAATACCTTTTAATCCACTTTCTTCTCCACCTCCTTGAGGTTCGTCTTGTTCTACTAATTTATATTTGAATTTACTCATAGTCCTAATTCTTGTAAATCTTTAATTGTTTGTTGAGCTGATGTATGTAAAATACCAATACCTCCCTCATAAACCCATTCTTCAATGTTATCAGGGCGGTCGTCAATAAGTATTTTATTCTTACCAGAATAATTTCTTTTCTTTTCTCGTTTTGCTAAAATTAGTTTAGTTCCTGGTATATTTTCATTTACCCATAAATGTTTTCCATAACGAGATGAGGGATCCATAGATGGTGCTGAGAGTAAAGCTGGTTTGTATTTGCTAATGTAGTTCCATAATTCTTTACCATCTGGCATCCAAGGCATTTTAGACCAATATTGAGCTCCTACTTTATCTATAATTTCCCAAAACTTTTTAGTACCAAACCTAGATTCATATTCTTTAGGTTTCATACCTCCAAATTGTTCAAAACGTCTATCAAAGTCACATAACACCCCATCCATATCACAAAATATTTTATATTGTGATACTTGAGTTACTTGTTCTTCTTCTTTAAGTTGTTTATATAGATCTGTAAGTTTATACATTTTTAATTGAGTCTTCCCAGTTTCTAAAAGTCATATTTCCATGTTCATATGCTTCACGTTCTAATTGATCTAAATCACCATCCTCATTAGTGTTAGTAGTATTTACATTTCCTAATCTACCTTCATTATCTTGAATACGATGAATCATTTCATGAGTATATGAACGTAATACATCTTTTGGATGGCGATTTAAAGTATATAAAGTTATTGAACAATCATTAGGATCGTAATACGCAGTTCTACCTAAAATATTTTTAGCGTTTTTTACATCATTGTTTATTATTCTTAATTTAGGTAAAGGCGTAATATTCATACCTTGATCAAGCATATATTTAGTTAACAACACTAACGCATTTTTAAAATCTGTAGGTTGAGAGTGTTGACAACCACAATTTTCTTCAAGAGTTCCACTTGTTACTGCTTTAAGAAAATCTTGATAATCTATTCCATCTGGTAAGAATCTAGAAATATCTTGGTTTGTTTGGAGGGCATTTCTGAGATCTGTGGCGCTTAAGTTTCCTGCTGAACCATCATAATTTTTAACAACAGTATTTAAGGGTACTTTCCCAAATCTTTTAAGATCTTCTTCTTTACCAAATACTGCTATATATTTAGGGCCAACTCTTTTATCCATTATCTCATAAGCAGATTTTACAGGAGAACTAAATGATAATTGTTCACCATTATCTCCTTTGAAAGGAAGATTATCTGAGACGAATATTTTTATATTGTTAGGTAATAATCCTTTATCACGATATAAATTAAATACGGCTTCACTTTGTTGGGCTGTTATAGTTTTTTGATCAGGTTTAGACTCTGATGATTTTGGGGAAACTAACACCCACACCTCATCAGCATCAGCAGCAGCTGCTCGCATACGAGCTAAATGATCTTTATGGGGTGGTTTAAATTTACCTGGGAATATAGCTATTGTTTTTTGAGTTTCTTCTTCTAGAATGATTGATTTGACTAAATTTATAGTTAAAGAGTTATATTTTTCTTCTAAAGAAGTTATTGTATCTAATGCTTGTTGCTTTTTAATACCTTTTTCAATTTCTTTTTCAGCAGGACCTACACGTATATTTCTAGCAAACATCCCTTTAAGGCGATCTATAGATCTTCTATTTTTAAATTTTTTAATTTTAGGTACAATATCATTAAATTTATCTTTTTCAATATCAATACCTAAAGCATAAGTTAATTTTTTAACATCTTCAAAATTACTAGATTTCCATATTTCTCTACCTTCATTTTTACCTATAGGAACAATTCTTAAAGATAATTCTGATGGATTTAAATTAAAGTCGTATTCTTCTCCTTCATTAGGTTTTTCAGGATTTGTAATTCCTAATTCTTTGAATAAATTATTTACCTGTTTTTCATCTAATTCTGTGAATACAGCTTTAGCTAATCCAATAGCTAATACTTGTTCTTGAGCAGGTAAATCTAACATTTTGTATGTGAATTTACCTTCTTCTTCAGAGGTAGTCACAATGTTATCTATTTGAACATACTCCTCTGTTTTGCCAAATATAGGATATAATGTAGTGACTATATTACCATGTATGAAATATTTTTTATTTCCTTTGCTGGGAATATTAGGAATTTTATTAACTTGTTCTAAAAATTTAGCTAGTTCTTGTTTTGATTCTTTTTTATCACCTCCAGAAAAAGATACAACAATATCTATATCTCCAAATATGTTTTTCTCAGGTCTAGAACGAACACCAGTAATATTATATGATTTATCTAAACCTAATGGTTTTAAGACATTATCTCTGTAATCGCGGATTGTTGTTTTTAAATCCTCTTTATTTATACGGGATCCACCTGCTGCTCCACTCATATTAATTAAATATTATCAGGAATATATGCTCCTGCTCTTTTTAAAGCATCTCTGAATAGATCTAATGTTTTAGTTTGATCCTCAGGTTTAAGATTGTTATTAATATAATTCATTAACTTATCATAATTATTAACTATTTCTAAGGTTAATGGTTCTTTAGGTTTATATTCTTGATTAAATACTTCTAAAGCTTCTTGCGGCTTATTTGCTATAATTTCACCTGTCTCTTTACGAATAAATCCTTTACCACTTTTGAATGTATATCCAGTAGCAGCAAACATAGCTAACATTAATTGACCTCTATGTAAACCTTTAATATTAGGATTATCTTTTGGTAATTCAGAATTATATCTAAATTTTAACCAATCCATATCTCCTATGTCAATATCTAATTGAGCTCTAGAATCTAATTTTTTTCCAGATGTATCATATTGTGGGTATGAAAAATGAAGTGTTCCTCCATTTGTAGCTTTATTGCTCCCAAACATATCTCCACTAGCATTATTAATTTTACTAATTATAAGATCTAATAAAGCACGAACTTGAATAGCTTCATCAGTAGCTGAACGGGATGATTTTTTGTATTTTTCATACAAAGTATTGAATTCATTTTGATCTACTCCCCATCCTTTAGTATCCGCTTTTCCATCTTTAAAAAGATATTCTGAAGAGTATGCTAAATCGACATCTCCAGATTGTGGTTTATTACCTGTTGAACCTAGCCAATTACTTTTATCATTTAATGAGTTAAATGTAGATTTTTTATTTGGAAATAATCTACCTAAGTCTTCTACAAATTTTTTAATTGTTGGTTCAATATTTGCTAACAATATATTCTCGGTATCATACTCTGTGTTTTTAAACACATTGCCTCCTTCAGTAAGATATATTTCTTTTAAAAGATTAATTAAAGATACCATTAAATATTTTTGTTATAAATATGTTAAATATCTGAATTAATCTGGATTTCTGTGGGGAATTGTTCAGCGGTTGGTTTAGGGGCAGGATGTTCTAATTTATATAATTCGTGTATATATCCAAATATTTTTAGATTTTCATCAATCGATTTTTCAGGTTCATGTATTTCCCATCCTTTACCTTGAATCTTTTCACCCTTTTTATCTTCACCACGTTTTGATGATTTCATCCATAATATACCAATACGGTCAATTTTTTCTTCATATAATTCATTCCATGCTTGAGCATATGCTGATAATTGAAGATCCTGACTAACATGTAATGAGTTTGAAGTTTTAATATCCAGTAACCACTTTTGACCATTAATTTCTAATACTAAATCACAGGTCCCAGCATAAATGTATATATCTGAAAATAAATGTACTTCACTTTCAATTAATGTTGGTTTATATGTTGTCCAAAATTCGTGAAATTTTAGGATCATTTTCCATACTTCTAATGAATATTTTGAATATCCTTCTTCATTAATTAATGATATTTTTTCACCTTGAAGATATCTTTCAATAGCATCATGCACTTGAGTACCTTCGTCTGCGGCTTTTCTAGCTATTATATCAGCATTATGCCCTACATCTTTCAACCAATTTTCAAAAAATTTACCTTTAGGCATATATTGTAATATACTAGTGACTGATGGGTAGTAGTTACCATTTCTAGTGTAATATCTATTGTCTAATATGCTTACTCGTTTTGATTCTGTATCTATTTCTACTAAGCGTTTAACACTTTTTTTAAATACATTTACATTTTTTTCTATCATATTATTTGGAGTTTTTTCTCAAGTAAGTTTGAGAAAGTTAAAGGTTGAGTATTCTGAATAAGGTTAGTAAATTTTTCAAATCCCATATCACTAGGATCTTTTTCGTTTAGATCTACTAAGTAAACTTCTTTACCCTCATTCATTAGTTGTTCACAAAAATTTAAGGCTTGCTTTATAGCATCTTTATCTAAAGCAATATATATTTTATTAACTGAAGAGTTAATGAGTTTTTTCATTAAGCTAGGTTGTAAAGTTTTACCTAGTAATGGAATAACATTACGTTTGATAGCGATAGCATCAAACATACCTTCACATAAAGTAATTGGCGTATTCCAATTAATAAAAAGCTCTAAACCAATGATATCACGAGTTACATCAGGATTGCGATACTTGACTGAGGCGTTTTTATCGAAGTTTCTTGCAGTGAAATAGTTGAGATTTCCTTCATTATTATAAGAAGGAATTATAATCATATTAGCATACCTACCAAACTCACAATATCCTATATTATATTTAATAATATCTTCTCTAGTGATATTTCTATTTTTTAGATAATGTAAGGCGTGTTTAGATGTGATACTAGCTGGAGGATTTATTAATGATATAAATTCATCTGGTAGGATTGCCTTTTTAGTTTCAACTGTTATTTTAGTTTCTTTGGAAGCAGATTTAACTAATAATCTTAACTCATTTATTTTATCTGAGTCTGCTCCAATTTTCTTAAATAATGTAGTTAATTTTTTACCTTTGAATCCACAAACCCAACACTGATAAGACTGGAAATGAGGTGAATGTTCCTCTAAATTAATTTCTAATTTAAGTTTATGGTGTTTACATTCAGGACAATGGTAGGATCTATTACCTTTAGATGTAGGTTTACCTTTACCTAAGACGGAATCCATTAAATACACTAAAGCATTATCAACCATGATATTAATATAACAAGCGTATTTTGAGAGGCCTAACTTTAGACTTCAAAATCCTTTCTATAAAACTTACCTAACAAGTTATCATTATAGCAATTTACTTGCAGCACATCATACTTACACTGTAGTGCTAGTTCCCAATATGTTAAAAGTTTTTTATTAGGGCATATAACTAATATTTCTCGTTGGAATTTATCTAAACCTAAATTTTTTATATCTTCTAATAAGAACTTATTACTACCCCAATATTCTTTCCAATTAGATTCTTTAGTAACTAATTTTTTAGTAGGTTTTTTGCCTCGCTGGGTTGGTAAGGCTGCTAATTCTTTTTTACCTAGTTTAATATTTGTTTGAGATATAAGTTGTTTTTTACCAATATAAAACTTTCCAGTTTCGTTATTAATAATTTTGTAAATAAAACCAAATGTATTTTCAGGGAAATCTTCTATTTTTTCTATAACTTTATTTTCGTATAACCACATTATCTATCTATGTTTATCAATATTGTCGTATCTGTTGTTGGTGAGGTTGGTACCGGTTGAGATAATTTTCCTACAGCTAATAAGTTTTGATCTTCATCATACAAACCTACTGTAGTAATATATGGTGAGAAGTAAGATTCAGTTACAAATCCATAAACTGTACCTTCAGTACTTCCTGAGATGGCACTTGGATTTAATGTAAAATTAAATTCATTTTCTCTAATAGTACATTTATATTGGGTTTCATAAATAGTATATGAGCTAGAGAAAGAACAAGTTACGTTTGAAGAAGTAATAAATGCTTCTAATTCATCAATGAATGAGGTAGAGGCTCCGTAAACTGATGTTCCATAAATTGCACTACCATATACTGAACCTGATCCAAATGAACTTGAGTTATTACCTGTTAATATAATAAGACCATGAGGATAAAATATATTTCCAACTACATCTCCTTGATATAAGATATTTCCTTCTCCATCATCTGTTAAACTTCCACTAGTAGTTGTACTTGAAAATACAAATGAATTAGGTTGTATATAGTCACCAAATAAACGAGTTGGGATGGAAATTACTCCTACAAGAGCATCAGATGCTGTAGGGAAATATTTTGGGTAAGTTAATGTAGTTTGAAGGTAATTATCGTAAGCTTGATTTGAAGATGAACCTACTAATCTATCTCCTTCAGTGTCAAATCCAGGAATTAGAATTGGTCTACTAACTGGATCACCATAGCTAGAACTTAAATAGTTTGAATAATAAAGTTCTAGAACTGAATTGTAAACTAATCTTTGATATTGAACTCCTAATAACCCTGTTGTAGGATCTGAGTTAGGGTTGAATAAAGAACCAGTTATGTTTCTTCCTAAAAGTCTATCGATACCTACATCTGAATTATTAAATGATGTTGGGGATGGAGGATTACCAGTGGCATTTATTCCTTGGAAAGTAAATCCCTTGTTAACTTCAAATGGAGTAACAATTATGTCTGAGGCTAAAAATTGTTTGTAAGCTCCCATTCATTTTAGAAATCTAACTTAACTCGTACTAAAGCTTCTTTTGTAAAGTCTTTTAATAAAGGTCTTGATAATTTAGCTACAGCCAACAATTCATTATTATCATTATACAATCCAATAGTGGTTGGGAATGTTTGTGGGTTATTAATGAAGTTGTTGTATATAACCTCACCTGTACTTCCTGAGATAAAACTTGGGTTCTCAGAGTAGTTAAATTCAGCATTTCTTGCTCTAATAAAGATGTAATCTGAAGAAATTGTTTCTTGACTATTTATTTGAAAATTTCCTCCTAAATCAATAGCATTATATATTGCTCTATAATTTAAACCATCAGAGTTATTTGAACGGCTAGCATCTACTTGAATTGAAGCAGAAATAGCTTTTGGATTTAATAGGATTGTTCCAATATCCGGTAATAACCAACCGTAAGATCCTGAAGCGGCGCTATATCCATTTGAATTGACTCCTGTAAATACATTTCCTGCTGCTCCACTTACAATTTGGAATACTCTACCTGCGTCAGTATAAGTTACAGTAGGTATAATCTGACTATTGTCTGTTAATGATAGCAACCCACCGCTTCCAGATAAATATAAAGTTAAAGATCCTGGGAATAATGTTTCTTTGTATCTAGTTCTGTCTACAGAAATTGCCCAGAATTCAGAAGAAGTAATATTGCCAAATACGAAATCTGTATTTTCATCTCCTAATACTAAGTTTTGATATTGTCCATAGTTAGTTTTAGTAGGGGAAACATATGGAACAGCATTATTATAATATGAACTTCCACTTCCTAAAGCATTACCATATGTTACAGCAAATTGAACAGCAGCTGAAGTATCAGTTGATGCGGTTTGATATATGTTAAGGTAAAAGTCACCAGAAGAACCAGCTTCTTGAACTGAGGAAGTATAGAAATTTGTTAATGCTACTGTTCCACCAGACCACAATGTGGCTGTGATAGAGTCAGCACTTACTACAAAATCTTCAGGATCTAAACGTTTAAAGGACATGAGTTATATTTTTATGATATTTTTGTTACAGTTACAGGAATTGTTACACGAGCACCACTATCTCTACCTTCAACCATTAAGGTTGCTTGTAATTGAGTGTTTGAACCAAATAATGTGTTTACAGTAGTTGCTCTTAAGTTTAATGTTGTACCAACAACAGTTTTAGAAACATTAGTTCCTAATGTAGTTGTAGTATTTAGAGCTTGAGCGGATGGAGTATTAATACCTACACCTTCAAATATATTGAATAATCGAACATCTGAAATGGTGAATG